TGTTTTTTGCTTCCATTGACCTACCCTTTTTCATAAGCTTTTCGGCATATGTCTCAAGTTCAATAAGATCGTTCTTAAGTCTTTCGAGTTGCATGATTGGCATGTGAGTTCCTTTGGTAAAGAAAAAACGAGCGCGCACAAATAAGCACACACTCGCAGTTGAGATTAGAAATGAGAGAGGATTAATCTCTGAGTAGACCAGGAAACGCCTCCTCTACGATAGAGCGACTTAGCTTTTTAGGTGGTCTTTTATTAATCATTTCAATAAGCAACTTTGCATCATCTGGGTGTACACTCTCTAGCATTGCCAAAAAGAGTCTTTCCCTTTTGAATTTAGGTAGCTGTTCACTTTCTTTAAGACCTTTTACAAAATATTTGAATTTCTTATGTTCACGGATAAGATTTGATGGATGGTTATGCGGCTCTGATGCCTCATATGGCGGCTCACCTTCAGGTAAATTCCATGCAACCTTCGAATCAAAGGTCCCCCTTAGAACATCTTTTAAAGCCCATGATTCATTCTGTTTAAGAACACGGACCTTGTCATCTTTTGCTTTTTGTTTTACTACTTCTTGTAAAACTTCAAATACATACTTAGGCATTTTATAGAAATTCCTCCACGGATTCAATTAGCATTTTCATATTTTTATTTATAAGATAAGGAAACACACGAGCCCCATTATCCTTAGGATTTTGGGAATTAAATTCTTTTATTATTTCTTCTTTTATGGCGACCGGTGTTTTATTTAGATCAATAAGTGTTTCATTACGCTGATAGTTACGATACCATGAAGCTGCATATAATAATTCACCATCTGCCAAATCCTCTATAATAGCTTCTTTTTTCTTTTTAGACAATGGCACTTGTCTCTCACCATTCACAAAGGTATCATCATGTGATAATACATTAGGCACACCATCGCCAGAGTCACCAGTAAGGATTTTTTCGATAAGGTTAACCTTTGGGTTGGCATCCTTCATTTCTTTTTTCTGCATATGTGACCACTGACGAACATTAGGATATTGTTGTAATTGTAGAAAATCCTTGTCAGATGATACAATCATAACATTTTCGTATTGGCCAAACTCTTGTGTGTTTTCGGTAAGAGTACCAATGATATCATCTGCCTCGCATTGGTCGATATGCAATACCTTATATGGAAAGTTTTCCTTGATCTCTTCTTTGACCAAGTGCATAATCCGGAAAGCTTCTTGCCAATCAAAGCCTGACTCATCACGTGACTTTTTACGATTGGCCTTATATTGTGGATAATATGTTTTACGCCAATTATTTGGACCATCACAACAAAGGATCATTTGACCATATTCGGCCTTGAACTTTTTATTGTACATACGAATTGAATTTAGAATCATATGCCGAAGCATATTCTCATCATTTACTTTATTTACTGCAATCGTTGCAATTGCAATACCACTGAAGTCCATTAATATCATTGTACCACCTCAAAGTCTGGGTCATCATTACTAAGCGCTATCCAACGGCTGCCAGCCAATAAATGTGGTTGTGCGCAATTTAAAAAAGCAAATGGTCCAACACATTCCCGATGCGCAGTTGTTTGGATTCGGGGTCGAATATCAACTACAGTAAATGAATCACCAAATTGATGAATACGATTTTTACCGTGCCGCGATTTGCCTTTGAGTTTTATTTTATCACCAGTCTGAAACATAACATACCTTTTACACTTTTTGATTATGATACTATTATATCATACTTTTCCGTAAATGTAAACAAAAATCTGCACTTGATAGTCAAAAGTTTTTGGGTATAGATTTGGATCGACTAATCGGTCACCGTAGTATTCGATAAGTTTTTGGGTAAATGTCTCTTGTGTATCTTGCATCCGATAAAACTATTGTAGTACTCATCGCTGAGTAGTACGTCCCTTTCAAATTGGAGTTTTGCCTCATAATACGACATCTCACCTTTTGTCTGACAAAGGCGAAGAATCTCTCTCTTATAGTTCTTTTCACCTTTTTCTTCGATGAGTAATTTGACTTCTTCACTACTACCAAAGTAAGTGAGCCAGTCGGACTCAACACGAGTTCGTACCCGTCTAGTCCTTTTAGAGTTCTTTGGTAAGATTTTTGGTTTCCAAAAGTTCTTTTTACCAATATATTTTTTACCGGTATCAAGTTCAGTAATCTGATACACAAATCCTTGATATTCTTCTGGAGTTTCTTCGTAAGGCTTTTCATTATAATACCACATATACTTATATATTAGGTTCTGAAATGTCCTCTACGTCTGCTCTTCGTCCACAGATAGGACAGAATTCAGGAGTATCACCAGATTCTACTAGAATAATTGTGATGTTATCACATTCTTCACATTCAATTCTGAATTCGTTTTCCACTGATTTTCCTTATTTCTTCTTTACGTGCATCGGATGCAGTAAACCACTCTCTAATTTCCGAGGGTGATCTACCGCATCCTATACAAATATTATCTATCAAAGTGCAAATTTTTACACAAGGACTAGAAATCAATTTCACATGCTCCACCAGCACATGCCGCTGCAGCCATAGTATCCACATCGGTAAATACTTGTTCTGTGAGATCTTCATTCCAATTAGGAAGCTGTAAATGTTGTTGAATTTTATTCCATTTGTGGAATAGATATGCATCCTTTAAACAATGCTCTGTTTTCTTAATATCACCCTTAAGGTAACTAGTAGCAAAGTTTTCAAATCGGCGTACCCAATCCTGTCTGGCAGAATTTTCTGATGATTCCAAACTAATATCCATACCAAAACCTTGTGCAGTAGAACAAGCATCCCATAAGTTAGGGAATACTTTCAATGCATCTACAACAAGACCTGATGCAAAGATAGATGCTGCACCATATTTTTTCACCATTTCTTTTTCATCAATGACTGCAGTATTTGGTGCCTGATTATAATCTTTATCACCAGACATAGATAGGAAAGAGATACCAGAGAATGAATAACGATTCTCAAATACATACTTCTCTACTTCATCCCAATCATCAACAATAATGGTATTTGATACATTGTGACGGATACCCTTATCTGCACAAAGATCTTCATTGGTACCAGCAATTACCCAATGTTTTTGGGCAGTCTTAACTAGTTCAAGATGTTTTACACCAAGCAAATCATCCTTATACATTGAACCTTTATTTGGAATAATAGGATATGAAATTACAACATCTGTACCATTGGCAGACCATACTGATTCTTCAACCATATATGGATTTGATTTAATAATCGCCTGTGTAATTTCAGATTCTTTATTCATTTGAATGTTGCGAATATATTTTGGTGAATGTTCTGCGTGAATTCCACTGGCGGTTTGGAGTAGGACTGAAGCATTGCCAGATGGTTTAACACAAGTAGTCCGAGCAGCAGCATTAATCCCAATGATTGCAGCAACTTTTTTATTGATGTCTTTAACAATCTTTGCACCTTTTTCTAAGATTTTCTCATTAAAAAGTACATCAGGATTATTCATCCATCCTGTGATTGATACACCCAACAATGCTTCACGGTCGAAAATTTGTTTTGATACTGGTGAAAGGAATTTAAAGTCTGTGTAACCAGCTTGTAGTGTACCAAGAATAGCACCTGCTCTACATGCTTTATAGAAATCTTCTTCGGTCTTACACATACCACCATTGATTTCTGTTAGGTTACAACCTTGCCAACCTGATTCACCATTATACTGTGGAAACATACCAATCTCTACACAAGGATTAGTAGTATGTTCCTTTGATGTTGTAAAATAGAATCCTGGCTCACCAAATGATTTTACAGATTCCATAATCTTTGCAAACATTTCTGGTGTTGCTTCATCGCGGACAATCACTGCGGAGTTGTTACTACGTCCACGCTGTGGGTTATCCATAAACCAATTACCAGTTTTTGCATTCATCATCTCATCATCTTCTGGTGAAAAGAGACAGATGGTTGCAGAACGGCGAACACCACCTGAAAGGACTGCATCAGCCGCATGCATACAAATATCATACACAGTAATAGGACGAATTTCAACCGGCTCTTTTGAATCAATAACAAGACTCTGTAGGATCAATTCAATCTTATCAAGTGATTTACGAAGACCTTCTGGACCAGGAGCCTTAAATCCACCAGAGATTTTAGCACCTTTTGGACGAATTTGTGTTAGATCAAAGAATACTCTACGTCCTTCGTATTCTGGATATTTACCACCACCAACAAAATATGATGCCATAAGAACATCAAGTGCAGTGGCCCAACCTTCAATTGAGTCTTCTACAACGTGACCTTTGGCTTGTTTGGTTCTTTGTTGTACTTGTGGAAGTTTTGAAATGTGATGTTCTTGCACAGAGAAACCTGCACCTGCACCACACAATAGAATATAGAAAAATTCACCAAAGAATGCAGGACGATCTGCATATGATGAAGTACAATTATACATTCTCATCTGATGTTTCAATAGTGAATCACCACCAAACTGTAGTGCACGTTGAGCTCCAAGTACACGCTGCTCTTTATAAGCTGTACGAGCTTCTTCAATAAATGGTCTAAGATCCTTTTCATTATCTGCATAATTATTTTCGTGCATTTCAATTACACGATCAACAGCTTCATCCCATGATTCATAACCGCCATTTCCGGTCTCTTTAAAGCGGGAATAGCCTTCGTAAAATTTCGTTTGAGACAAAAATGCCCTCGTGTCTACATTTGGTGTAGCCATTATGTTACCTCGATTGTTTTGATTTTTTTATTCTGGTACTATTATATATCAAAAGGCAACCTTTGTAAACCATTAGTTTACGTTCTAGGTCGCCTTTTATTAAAAATATTTTTTGGTAAAAACTATTTTAGGATAACTTTTTTTCTGTTTTCTATTCCACCGGTTTTTCTTCGATTGGTGGATTAACAGCGGTTTCATAATATAAGATAACACTATTCTGTTGTTCTATGTATCTTCTTAATTCACCTAAGTTTACTGCCATGTTCTCATAGTCACGGACAGAAATAGAATAAAAGACAATCTCTCCATTCTCTTTGCCGAATCGTTCAATAAATGCATCAAGATTTTGTTCTGTGACGACATAGAACTTGATGTCGTTCATCTGTACTGGTTTAGGTCTCTCAACCACTTGAATCTGTGGTTTGATGATCTTTTCTACAGTTACAATTTCTTTTTCAGGTTTATAACTACTGCACGCTGTGAGCAGTGATATCCCTAAAATCATTAAAGACATTCTTAGTAGCATTGTTAATTACCTTTTCAACTAGACCAGGTTTCATCAAGCTGTCGCGTGTGAGATTATGCTTTGCCAATTTGGCAGTTAATGTATCTCTGTATGCTTCTGATTTCTGTAAATCTTTTGTGAGTTTACTATTGAGTTGAGCCTGTACTTTTGCATCAGTCTCAAGTTGATTAATTGCTGCATCTTTTGCTTGGACTGCAGTTTCAAGTTTTACATTATTTTCTCGTAGTGTAGCAATAGTATTCTGTGTAGTGTCGTAATAGTATTTGGCACTATATCCGAAACCAGCAAGGAGAGAAACAATAAAGATCGCAATATAAAGTTTAATCATAATTAACCTGCTTCATAGATGTATGCTGCACCAGCAGCAGATAATGGATCACCAGCGCCCCCGTCTTCACCCCTTGCACCAACAATAGCATAAGATCCATCAGAACTTATTGATACCGATTGACCAAAAAGATCTGATGCTTGTGCATCTGATGCAGTTAGTTTTTTAACTTCTGTCCAAGTGGAACCTGATCTAGTAAAGATGTATGCTGCACCAGCATTACTAAATGGATCACCAGATCCACCATCTTCGAACAATGCACTAACAATAGCTATTGTTGCATCAGAATTTATTGATACGTCATAACCAAAATAATCTGATGCTTGTAAATCTGATGATACTATCTTTTGTTGCTGCGACCAAGAGGATCCAGATCGTGTAAAGATATATGCCGCGCCTGATCGATATAATGGATCACCTTCACCATATGCGGCAACAATAGCATATGTGCCATCAGAATTTATTGATACGTTTAAACCAAAATAATCACTTGCTTGTGCATCTGATGAAACTAATTTAGCTTGTTGTGTCCAAGTAGAACCCGATCTTGTAAAGACATAAGCAGCACCAGCATCAGTTAATGGATCACCTGCTCCACCATCTTCTTGACGAGCACCAACAATAGCATAAGTAGCATCAGAATTTATGGATACTGAATAACCAAAAAAATCTGATGCTTGTGCATCTGATGCAGTTATTTTTGCCTGTTGTGTCCAAGTAGACCCGGATCTTGTAAAGACATAAGCAGCACCAGCATTAGATCCACCTGTGTCTTCATATTCTGCGCCGCAGATTGCATAAGTAGCATCAGAATTGATTGAGACTGAAAATCCAAAATAATCACCTTCTTGTATATCAGATGATACTATTTTTTGTTGCTGTGTCCAAGTGGATCCTGATCGTGTAAAGATATACGCTGCACCTGCATCAGTTCCACCTGTGTCTTCACCATATGCCCCAACAATAGCATAAGTAGCATCAGAATTTATGGATACTGAATAACCAAAATAATCATCCGCTTGTGCATCTGATGCAGTTATTTTTTGTTGCTGTGACCAAGTTGATCCAGATCTTGTAAAGATGTACGCTGCACCAGCATTAGATCCACCTGTGTCTTCATATCGTGCACCAACAATAGCGTAATTTCCATCGGCACTTATTGCTACTTGCCATGCAAACCAATCATCCGCTTGTGCATCTGATGCTCTGAGAATACTTTCAGTGGGTGTTGCAGACCAATCAGGACCAAATGATAAAGTAAATGTAGATAGCGCAGATGCAATACCGATACCATCAGTTGCTTGGAAGGTAATTGTGAATGATCCGATATTACCGCCAGCACTATCTGTAAGCGGTGTGACAGTAAATACACTCGAATCCTGACTTAATGTAGCAATACCATCCATTCCACTTGGAGTTCCGGAATATGTTACCGCCTGTCCATCGCTATCTTGCGCAACTAGAGTAATAACTGTTGGTGTTAGGTCAGTTGCTAGTGCATAAGATCCTGCAGGCCCACTCGTAAATGTCGGCGTGGAATTAATTAAGGCAACATTGTACCAACCAGAACCATTCGAAATGTAGATTCTGTTATTGCTGGTTACAAATGCTTGGTCACCTGCTGCAAATCCTGATGTTGGTAATAAATTTGGTGTGGCATATACAGTCAAACCTGAACCACTACCAAGTGCAACATTATCTGTATTTACTGCTTCGGTTCTACCTAGAATCTTTGCAATATCTCTATTTACACTTGCCATTACCCTATACCTTTATCGTTATAGTAATCTCTAAATCTTTTTAACAAAAGAGGAGTACCCTTTTTCTTACGGCGATCGTGAATAGTTTTTGGTTTAAACCTAGGACCCTGCGCAGTTGTCTTTGGATCTGGAATTGCTGAAGTGTTTACTGTTGGTGCATCTTCTTTTATTTTACTCATTATGCATTCTCCAGTGCTTCCACCCTTGCTTTGAGTTCTTTGATTGAATTAAGCATCACCCAGAACAATTCATCCTTATTGACAGACTTGATACCGTTGTCGCGAGTTTCAACCGAATTTGGTAATACTGCTTCAAGTTCCTGAGCCATAATACCAACAACAGTTTTTTCTGTATTGAGTCTCTCTTTTACCAAACCATCGCTATCTGCAAGTTCAGGATGTGCTGCAGCAATTGCTGAATCAGAAAGGTAATTATATGTCTTTACATTTACTTGACCAAGAGTGTCTAACCCAAGGGTATAATCTGTAATGTTTGTCTTGATACGCTCATCAGATGTTGTAGTCCAAGTGGAGCTGTTTGCTTCATTATATACTCCGTTAACGCCGCCGTAATAACCGCGACCTTGACCCTTACCAGTCAAATTGTAACCAACTACTACTTCATATGAAGTAGTGTTAGTAGAAGGTTCACTACTGAACCCAACCATAACGTGATACTCGCCAGTAGAATTGATACCGGCGTTTGCACCAATCATTGTGTTAGCGCAACCGCTTGTCAACGCCTGTCCGGCACCTTGGCCAACAATAACGTTATTATTTCCAGTAGTTATATTCCACCCAGCGCTGGTTCCAATACAAGTATTCCAATTGCCACTTGATATATCAAACCCAGCCTTATGACCAACTGCAGTGTTTAGTATTCCGCCGGTGGTGTTGTTTTGCATGGCTTGGTATCCAATTGCGGTATTACCGTAATTGTCTACGTTATTGCCAGCAGCATAACCTATAAAAGTGCTTGAGTGCCCGTTTGATCCATCACCAGACCAATGCCCCACGTATACAGATGAATTTGCACTGCCTGAGTTCCTAGCGGCTTCTCTTCCAATTGCAACATTTAACGATCCTGTATTACCAGACATTGTGTTTTTGCCAATTGAAATATTATCCTGTTGATTATGCGCATATGCGCCTGAACCAATTGCAATGCCATCTGATCCACCAGCTGCCGCCCCTTCACCGATTGCAATAGCGTCTGTACCTGTAGCAGATGCAGCAGTGCCTGTAGAGTTTGCTGCCCCATAATCTCCTAGACCACCACCACCACCTGCTTCTGCAGATGTAATTGCAGTCACATGGCCGTAGGTGTCAAGTGTAATATCTTGAATAAAGTTTGATCCAGAGTTGTTGACTGAGGATTGTGATGAAGTGTCATCATGATTAACAACACCAGATGTAATTGTAATTGCATTACCACCGGTAATCAATGCCAATGCTTCGGCTGAGTCGAGAGCAGCATCTGTTGGCGCCAATGGTTGGTTTGTTGGATTCTCTGCTGCAGTTAAGCTGAGGAATTTGGTAATATCTCTAATTTTACTCATTTGTAAATCTCGTTTATAGTTACATGAATCTTCTGATTAGTTTTCATGTGAGT